CCTTGCCCAGCTTCGCACCCGCGAACGCCTTCTCACCTCTCTCAAGCAAAATCCCGCTAAAGCTCTACCTGTCCCTACTCACTCCTCTAATGGAGGTCAAGCTTATGCCGATGGTATTTCTACGAGAGTAATTTCTAACACTTACAATTGCACATTTCACCCCACCGATCCCTTGAAAAAGGATATCGATGGATGGGTTTCATGGGTTAACGAATCTATATGCGTTATGCCCACTCACTACAAATTATTTGGACCTTATAACTCCTTCACAATCTCCCCCACTTTCTCTACTGTCCGAGATCAGGAAACAATTTATTGGAAAGACATGATTGAAGTAGGATCCCTTAACAAGGATCCTAAAATCGCAGCGCGTTCCCAGCGCCGCGACCTCACTATGTTTTTCATTCCTGGTATCAGACCTCGTAAAGACCTCACTCGCTACATTCCTTCTATCAATGATCTATCCACTTTGCGTCAGTCTCATGGCGCTCAGCGGTTAGAAATAGTTGAACAGGAAAATCCCACCACTAATTTGAAAGAATTAAGTTATCGTCCACGACAAATGGATGCTGACATTTTTGTTTCAGGTTGGGGTGGTCCTACACTCCCAATTACCACCGATCGACTTTCAATGGTCGATTATATAATCGTTCCTGGCTATGGTGGAATCTCCGGAGATTGTTGTTTGCCCTACATTTCAACCTCCGAAGCCGTCCCCCGTGGCCTTATTGGTTATCACGTTGCTTCTCGTAACGACCCCAAGTCAAAGGAATCAATAGTTGCTCCTATTTTTCGAGAAGAGTTATTTGATTTTATCGAAGAACTCAACTCGTCACCACAATATACTTCCAACATTAAGATGCCAACTGGCCCCTTTTTAATTCCTCCTTCTTGTCCCCTCGTCATTTCTGAAGCCTTTGGAGAAACGATCCCAGGAACCCGTGATTCTTATGAACTTAATGTCACCGCTTCTTGGCCTCGCCGCTCCAAACTCACCCCCACTCCTGTGCAAACAGGAACACCCAAACTCCCCCCTCCTTACCCTACCTTACGCCGCCCGGCATGTCTAGATGAAATCGCAGCTTACAAAAGCTTTCGAAAACTGGAAGGAAAACACTCAAAATGTGATCCTTCACTTCTAATGCCCGCCGACGTGTGGAAAGGCACCTTCACCCCTGCTATGTCAAAAGATGTATGCAGATTTCTGTCCCTCCAGGAATCCATCGAAGGTATACCAGCTATGGGAAATATGCACCCTGTAGATCTTACTACTGGTTTCGGCCATCCCCACGCTCTTTTCGGCATTCGCCGTTCAGACTGGGTTGTCCGAGACTCTGAACATGAAAATGTTTCTTGCAATATCCCATCCTGGTACACCACAGATGAAATTCCAACACTTGTCCCCACTCCCGCCCACTTCCAAAATATTACTTCCAAAAGAGGTCTCTGGGTTCACCCAGAACTTCAATGGGAGTTTTATGCCCGTCACTATTATGCCCGTCATGATATCACTTGTCCCGCCCTTTACCAATTCAACCTTAAAGATGAAGATCGTCCCATTCAGCGCGTCATCGATAAAGAAACTCGTTTCTTTACCGGTGGCCCCTTTGGTCATCAACTTTATTGTCGATCCGTTCTTGGTTATTTCGTTTCTTATCTCGAGCGTACGACCTCTGGCGACTCAAAACTAGGAATAAACCCCTATGGTTTTGAATGGCGCCAACTCTACCTCAAACTTAAAACTATGTCCGATCAAGTTGTTTCTCACGATGTATCAGGCTGGGACATGCGTTTTCCCGTTAACACATTCTCTCCTGGTTTCTTTCACAACTTTTGCACATTTTTTAATTCACCCTCCACTTTCACTAAGAATCTTAAGTCAGTAATTTCCTCCACGTTTTGTGTCTTCTTAATTTTTAAAAATAAAATCATCGTTATAATCCAAATGCCTTCCGGCTCATGGATGACCTCGGTTTTTAATACCATTCAAAATTCAGCAGAACACAGAGCTTGTTGGACGTTAGTGTCTAAAGAAGATTTCGATCTTTTCAATGCCCTTGGCGTTTTTGGTGATGATTCTCTTCTGTCATGTCGTGATTGGACTATTTGGGATGGGCAAGTTATTGCCCAACTCCGTTCCTACCTTTTCAATCATGACTGTACAGAGCAGGATAAAACCACCACAATCCGCCCTAACATTCCAATTTCACAATCCGTTTTTCTTCAACGTTCCTTCAGAGAAGAAAATGGCCTTGTCCTTTGTCCCCTTAATTCAGAATCGCTTGAGGCTGCCACCCAATGGATCAAGAAACCTACTGACAAAACTGTTCCACAGCAGTTTGCCGTGAACGTCCATTTCGCACTCCGCGAATGGGCCTATCATAGCCAGCAAGATTTCGAGAAACATAAGTCTCTCCTCAACCCTTTCTTATCGCACTACAACAACTCCCTTCAGTATCAAGAGCGCTTTGATGACGTTTTCCGTTCCCACGTCTTCACCGCTTCTGAACCTCAGAAAGTTTATGTCAGTTCGACATTATCTCCTGTATAAATTTCAACAGGCGTCAGCGATGACGTTTAAACATCTAACTCTACACTTTCATTAGTGTATTTTCCTTCGATAGCAAGAAGGCTTTAACATGCTTATTC